AAAATATAAAAAAATTAATTGAAAATATATGACATAAAAAATATTATCAGACATATGCAGTACCCAGATCCAGAGATTCCACCCAAAAAAAACAGAATTGACGCTGTTTCTGATGAAAGGATAGCCCAAGCGATAGTTAAAGCAGAGGGATTGCTCTATCGTGCAGGAGAACTCATCGGACAAACAGGTTCTAATATAGCGAAACGTGTCAAAGCTTCACCATTCTTACAAGCTATTGTTGAAGAATGTAAAGAAAAGAGAATCGACGATGCTGAAGCCTCGCTTTCTCATTTAATCACAAAAGAAAGAGAGTTAGGAGCTATCTGCTTTTTACTCAAAACAATCGGCAAGAAACGTGGATACATTGAATCTGTGCAGCATGAAATAGACCCTGAAGCTATTGCTAACTCCAGGGCGATTAAAGAACAATTGCAAGCAGCTAGAGAAGCTCTTTCAAAAAAGCTAGAAAATTTATAAGCTGTTTATTCTCTAAATGCCAGCCTATACGCAAAAAGCTTATACGTTGTGATGAACACCGTTTTCATCAGTCCATGATTCACCGTTTTCTTTAGCCTCTTTTTCCATAGTTTCTTTAACATGCTCAACTATCAAACCAGGATCAATTAAATCAACGTGAGCAAAAACAAAAGTTGCAAACAATATTCCACTTAAAACAATAACCCCATAGTTTCTTCTATACCATTGAGATGACTTCATAAAACCCTCACTATTTCATAAATTGTTAATAAAGCGTAATGCAAGTCCATTTGCGTTACGAAACTTGTGTGTGCTACCCTCGGTAGTTTTTCAAAACTGTCTACCATTCCTTTAAGATGGTCTAAAAGAATTTGTTTTTTTTCATCTGGATTTAACTCTTTTGGTTCTTCTATAACTTGTTGATTTTCTGTTTTTTCTATGATTTTAGGAACAATTTCTTTTCCATCGTCATCTATTCTTAAAAAATTGTCCCAATTCCTAGCTCCACATAACATAGCTTTCCCACCATCAATAAATATTTCTCCGCATCTGCAAAGTTGGTAGTCTTGCGAGTGAATTGATTCCAGGATGTCGCCACATATTTTACATTTAGCCCTATTTTTCATAACAACCTTTTGATAGTAGATTTTTCATACTCTTTTCCCATTCGCTTTCAAGAATTAACACTCTTCTACCAATGTTGTAAAAAGCATTAGAGAATCCGTTTGATTCCATTTCTCGTCTAATAGCCCAGATTGCATTCTCAGAGTCTGGCCAGGACCCCCTTTCTTTGTTCTTTTTAGCCAACTGTTTTACAGTATAGTAAGTTTCCATAAGTTATTAATCCTCTAGGTATGGGTATGGTGGAGAAAGCTTATAATATATGATCTGCAAAACATCAGAATATGCCTCTTTTTTTCCTTGCATAAACCAATATTGATCTCTCTCTGTCATTTCGTAACAATCGTAATATTTTATTTGCTGATTTAACCAATCTATAGTGTTTTGTATGTCAAAATCCATTTTACTCATTTATTTTTGTTTTGTGTTTGGATTGGCAGTATACACACTCATGCTTTACAACATCAAATCCACTATCATGAGGCAAACATGGCTTTAATTTGCCTCTGTAATATTTAGTTTCATAACAAGTGCATTCAGGGTCTTTGTGATGACATGACGCTAAAAGCGCAAAAACTAAAATTAATAATATTTTCATTTTACATTCCTTTTGATATATTTCTAGCATGATACAGCAACCATTGGCTCCAAAGCAATTACAGTTTATTCTTGAGGCGAATAAGAAAATAAATTTAGCTCACGGATCTGTTCGATCAGGTAAGACTGTTGGGACTCTTTTTAGGTTTATGGATGCCGTTGATGATTGTTCAGATTCTGATATCTGGATGATTGGTAAAACCTCTACTACCATTTTTAATAACGCCATATCGCTTTTACTAACAAGACCTCCAAAAGGAACTCCCGATCCTTTTTCGGTATGGCGTCCTTTTTGTATGTGGAGAAAAGGAGACAGAGAGTTATTGTTCAAAGATAAAGTAATAAAAACTCTTGGAGTTAAAGACGATGGTGCAATCGGAGCTATTCAAGGGTCTACTATGTCTTTGTGCTACTGTGATGAAATGACTCTTTATTCGGAATCTGTTATCAACATGATAGACACTAGGCTTTCTAAGCCCTATTCTATGTTATTTGCTTCAATGAACCCCTCTCATCCTAACCACATTCTAAAAACATGGATAGATAAAGCTGAGCAAGGAGACCCAAACTATTATGAGCTTCATTACACGCTTGATGATAACCCATATGTTCCAGAAGAGTATAAAAATCGTATCCGCAACTCTCTTAGTGGTCTTTTTTATAAACGTAATTATCTTGGTATTTGGTGTTTGGCTGATGGCGCTATATTTGACTTCTTTGATCGAGACATCTATGTGGTTAAAACTGCCCCCAGAGCAGCAGAATATTTCATTGCTGGAATTGATGTGGGATTTACCAATGCATTTGCTTGCGTTATAATAGGAATAAGCACAGGCAGGTATGAACAATCAGGCCCTATGCGATGGGTAGAAAAAGAATATTATTGGGATATTTCGGTAACAAAAAAGGGTAAAACCCATAGTGAGTTTGCAGATGATATTAAAGATTTTCTTGAGCCTTATGGCGTTAGGGGGATTTATGTTGATCCTAGCGCAGCTTCTTTTAAAGAGGAATTACGAAGACGTGGATTAAAACCTGTTGATGCAAATAATGATGTTCTTGATGGAATTAGCTACATGTCTTCTGAAATGCAAAAAGGAAATCTTTTCATTATGAATAACTGTAAAAACTTGATTAGAGAAATCGAAGGTTATGTGTGGGATTCTCGTAAAGCTGAAATGGGACTAGATGCTCCTTTAAAAAAGAATGATCATGCTTGTGTAGCTTACGGAACCGAAATAATGACACCTCTTGGTATGAGAGTAATTGATAAATTTGCTCATGATTTGCCCATGTTAAGTTATGATGTTGAAATGGGTATGATCGAAAGAGATATTGCTTACAATCCTTCATTGACACGTGAGAATGCAATTGTCTATGAACTTGAGCTGGAAGATGGGAAAAAACTAGTCGCAACTGGAGATCATCAAATACTTACAAAAAGAGGCTATATCGAATTGCAACAATTGACACTATCTGATATAGTACTAACATGCACCAGGAACATTTCGGAAAAAAATTCTATTTAGATAAAGAAACAGGTTATTGGATTTCAACAGATTATCCAAGAATTCGTGCTCATAGATGGGTATATGAATATCATTATGGTCCTGTTGAAGATGGGTATCATATTCATCATATTGATGGGAACAAATCTAATAATGACATTTCTAATTTGAAAAAACTAACTGAAAAAGATCACTTATCCATGCATATGACTATTGAAAGAAAAAAATGGGCTGCCGAAAGAATGAGTAAAATTCAACATTTGACAAAAGCGTGGCACGCAAGCGAAGAAGGAAAAGAGTGGCACTCGAAGCATGCGAAACAAACATTTGCAAGAAATAGCCCAGAAAAATCAATATGTGATCAATGTAAAAAAGAATTTGAAATTGATAAAATAGATTTAAAAAGAACTAGATTTTGTTCTAATAAATGTAAATCTAAATGGAGAAGAGATTCAGGCTTAGATGATATTGAAATTAAATGTGAAAAATGTGGATCTCTGTTTATGAGAAATAAATATTTAAAGGTAAGGTTTTGTGGAAAAAAATGTGGAAGTAGTAGGCGTAAAAATTAAATCTATAAAACGACTGGACAAACAACAAGATGTTTATTGTTTAGCGACAAAAAAGAATGGAAACATGATTGCCAATGGAATTATAGTGAAAAATTGCGACGCACTTCGTTATGCTGTGATGACGCATAAGATACCTAAATACTACGGTGATGATGTTAATTTTGGCAAGACTTTGGGTTTCAAAGAAAGTGCCTTTAGATAAAACCTTTAAGTAGTTTTTCAAATTAAATTTAAGCACTCCTTGCAAGTTATACTTCATTATTATACTTTCAGGTAAAAAGGAGGTCTTGTGGCTGCTCCAATTTCAACAAATGCTCAAGTTGGTGATATACGCGTAGATATGGAAAACTCTTGTAACTGTTGTTGGTGGAAAAAAAAACAAAAACCTACTACTCCAGTTTACGTTCATCATGATGGAAGAGTAGAAAGGTTTGATTCAAAAAAAACAACAGACATAAGACGTTCAACAAGAGATAGCCATGAAAACCTAAACAAAGCTATCTCTTATATGGCTAGGGAAAGGTTAATTCAATTGTCTCAGGTTTGGGAAGAAGCCGCAAAAAGAGGGATTTCTATAAACACAGAAATGCCTCTAATGATGAGAACGGTTAGAGATTTGGTAGATATTATAAATGATGCTTCTGTTTCCAAGTAAAATATGGAAAAAAAAATCAAATTTTAATTAAAAAACAAACTTTGTACGAATAAAATATTTAATGCTATATTTTAGGAATCGATCAAGTTGAGAGGTTCCTATCAGTTTTTACATGCCACCTTGGTTAAATTCCCTGGAACCTAATCAAGGGAACGTAAGACAATGGTTAGACAATCTTTATAGTAAATTCCAGCCAGTGGAGCAAGCTCGCTGGAATCAATCCAATATCGACACGCTTTTTTATGCAGGCGCTCAAGACTTTGTAAATCGGTATTTTGGTATGAATGCCGGACAAAGTCGTAACCAGTTTTATTTTAATTTGCTTCAACAGCCAGTAAATATGATAACTGGTTACCAAAGGCAACATCGTAAACAAATTTCTTACATCCCGACCGAGGGTTCTGACCCTAGAACTACAGACCAATACAATAAATTAATGACTCATGTTTGTAATACTCAAGGCATACATGAACAATTTTCCAGGGCATGTGAGCAATCTTGCATTACTGGTATGGTTTTAATGCAACCTTATCTTGATTATACAACTGATCCAGCGCAAGGAGATTTAAAACTTAAAGTATGGGAATACAATTCGTTTTTATGTGATCCATATGCTAGAGATTATTCATTTGAGGACTCACAATTTATATGGACTCAAGAATACATATCCAAAAAAGAAGCTGAAGAAAGATTTCCAGACAAAGTTAAAAGCATTGTACCAATGTCAGGGACTCCCCAAAGATACGGTAGCTTTTATTTTTTGCCTGAAAATTACAATATGGCCCGTAACGATTTAATGGTTTTAAGTTATGTTTGGTATAAATGGAAAAAAAAGAAAAAACGCCTTTATTCAGCTAAAAAAAATCAGTTTTTTGATTTTTCAGGTGGAGAAAATCAACTTGATGTTATTTTATATGCTATTCCTGATTTAGAAGTTGTAGAAGTTGAAGTGCCAACATGGAAACTTGCAACTGTTTTAAACGATCAAATTATGTATCAAGGAGATAATCCATTAGGGTTTGATTCTTGTCCTTTCATTCCTGTTTTTTGGAACTATGAACCACACATTAATTATTATGACTTGAGATGCAGAGGTTTAGTAAGAACCATGCGCGATACCCAATATCTAATGAACAGACGTATAATAATTAATCATGACATTAGCGAAGCAACTATTAACGCTGGCTGGATTAGAAAAATTGGCGCTATTGCAAATGAAGATAATTTGAAAAAATCAGGTCAAGGTTGGGATTTAATTTTAAATGAAGGTTACGAAATGACCGACATTCAAAAAATAATTCCTTCATCCGTTCCTGAAAGTGATATGGCTTTAGCTGATCAACTTCAATCTTTAATTTTTTCTACTTCAGGCATAAATTTAGAAAATTGGTCTGCACAAGATCAAAGTCAGGCATCTTCTTTAACTGTTATGTTAAAGCAGGCTGCAAATCTTATGGTGTTACAAAAATATTTTGACCAGTGGGATTACTCTTTAAAGTTACTTGGCAGCAAAATGTTAGATATAGTTTTAAATAATTGGAGCGCTGAAAAAGTTGGTCTTTTAATTAATGAAGAACCAACAGAACATTTTTACAGTAAGATATTTGCAAAGTATAACGTTATTGTAGAAGAAGGTCTTTTGACTCCGACACAACAAAACATGCAAGCGCAACAAATGATGGATTTAAACCGAGCATTTGGCAGAGAAGTCTTCCCTCCAAGCATGATTGTTCCTCGAATGAATCTTGCAGAAAAATCTCAAACTACAGAATTCCTACAGCAACAAGAACAGCAAGCAGCGGCAGCTCAAGGCGAAGCTCAAAATATACAGCATGCTTTTGAAGAAGCAAAATTGAAAGAAATGATGAGTAAGGCCGTATCAAATCTTGCCCAAGCACGTGAGAAGCAAGGACGGGCAGAAAGTAACATAGGTTTACTAGAAGAACGTTTGAGTGAAGTTTCTAAAAACCAATCACTTAGTGTCAAAGCTAAGATGGAATCAATTCAATCTTTAATGGACACAATTGCAAAATATGGAGAATTAGAAACAGCTCTTAAGGCTTCTAATATTGAGTCTTATAATTACCAAGAAGATATCAGGGAAAATCAGGAAAGAATGCAAGCCAAACAATCTTCTGAATCAAACAAATTCTTGACAGAACTTATGGGCAATTTGGGAAGCGGACAACAACAAGCAGAAGCTCCTCAACAAATTGGTCCAGAGACGTCTGATCAAATGATTTAAAGTAATTTCTTGAACAATATGGCCACACTGTTATAATGAAAGAATAAACAATAAAATAGGGGTTTGCCATGAGTGGTGGAAAAAGACTAGATGATCATTCAAACTGGATGGGTGGACCTAGCAAAGGTTCTGTATTCCCTGAAGGTGTTAAAATAAAGCATGAATTTTCCGCTAACGGTGCTGGAGAATTAAACATGTACGAGGACTCTTCTGAAGCTGTTAAAAACGCTCAAGAAATGGGACAAGGCAAAGTAAAATCACACTCACCAAAATCTAATTACAGACATTAAAATTTTTTGGTTGCAGTTAACTTTAAAAAGGAATCTATGAAAAAGCCTTTTAAAAATCCTATTGAGCCAAGAGAGAAAAAAAATGGTATTTTCCCTTGGTCATTTGCTGCACCATCTAAAGACCAATCAATGTCGGGCACACTAAGCGCCGGAGATAACTACGGAGTTGGTTTTAACCAACCGGTTGGCAAAAAACAAGCTAGTTCTGTAAATGAAAGCGTTGTGCCTCAAAAATCTTTTCGTGTTAATCCAAACGATTTAATATGAAAAAATCAAAGAAAAGTAAAATGTTTCACACAGATTCTAAGCAAAAAGGAATGGGTGATTTTTACGGTTCTGGAGTGCGAAATCCTATAGGTAAAGTAGATTCAAGTTATATGGATTTTAACGTTCTTTCTAAAAAAAAGCTAAGCAAGCCACCTAAAAAATTAGCTTAAAACGTTTTCATCAAAACTGTTTAAGTTTTTATTTTTTTGATTAAAAATAGCAACAGATCTGATGATTCTTTTAAATTCATTTATTTTTTCTAAACTTAAGTTGTTGTCATCGTATTCCATTTCAGCTCTTGCATGCTTATAATTTTGTATACTTGTCCATATTACTTCATTGTGGGTCATTTTGCCTGGCTCGTATTGATCCCAAAGTTCTTTTTTTGGCAAAATCCATTCTATATCGACAAGATCAGTTCCTTTTTTAGCTTTAAAAAGATAAGAGTTTGGTTCGGCTAAAGGTTTTGTAATTCTTGGCATCCAAATAATTCTTTCAGAGGGCACATCTTTCATTTCTTGCCAATGACCTTGAAAAAATAAATTAAATCTTTCATCCATACCTATTTGTCTAGAGTGTCCAAACACATAAAAGGGCATTTTAATTTCTTCGGGAACATTGTCTATGCAATCTTGAACACCTTGAGAAATTACGTCCCAATCAGATTTAAAATGTAGGAGTCTGTCATGGGTTTCAAAAAAATCTACTTTCATATTTACCTTGTAATAAAAATTTTAATGCTATCAATTAAACTTTATATTATAAAGTAATATATTTTTTAACTTTATTCGCACGCCTGCGTCACGGTGAAAGGTAAAATATGTCAGAGCCTACTATGGCAACTAATGTTCAAAATGAACCACAATCTCAAAAAGAATACAACTTTGCTCAGTTAAGAAAACAAGTTGAACAAGAGCGTCAGGCTCGTATTGCTGCTGAAGAAAAAGCTGCTTTATTAGAAAAAATGTCTATTTCTTCTGCGCCTATTGAAGAAGATGATGACGAACCTTATGTGGATACTAAAAAGCTTAAAAAGGTTTTAAATCAGTTTGGAGAGCAAACAAAGCAACAGACAAGCAAAGAGGTTCAGAATGCTGTTCAAGAAGCTTTAGCACGTGAAAGAGTCAATTCTTATTTGGAGCAAAATCCTGATTTTACAAATGTAATGAATTCTGATTTAGTTCAAAAATTTGCTGACAATTACCCAAAACTTGCTAAAACTATTTTAAATATGCCTGAAGGTTTTGAGAGACAACAATTAGTTTATGAAAATATTAAAACTTTAGGAATTGACAGACCTCAAGTTAAAGAACCTTCTATTCAAGAAAAAATAAACTCTAATCGTCGTAGCCCTTATTATCAACCAAGCAATCTATCAAATTCTCCTTATTCTCAAGTTGGTGATTTTAGTGATTCAGGTCAAAAAAATGCTTATGAAAAATTGCAACAATTGAAAAAAAATATGAGATTGTAGTTTTATTTGTTGGGGACAGGCTTAAAATGTCTGCATAGGTTGCTTCGCCGGCCGTTTCCCCAATTTTTTATGGTGAACAATGGATTGGATATCTGTAAAAGATAGGATGCCTCATGAAAGAGTTCCAGTTTATGTTTATCACAATGGTATGATTCATACTAAAATCTATTACAGAGGCGTCTTTTTCAGCGGTGAAATTCACAAACATGTGCCATTAGGTCAGGTTCATAATGTAACTCATTGGATGTATGTTTATAGGCGTCCGGAACCATCGGTTGAAGATGAAGATTGAGATTTTAATTTAATTAAATAAAAATTTTAAATACTATAAAAATACGCCAATCCTGCGTTACGGATGTCAGCGTAGAGGAAATCGCTACCTCATTAGATTTGTCGATAAACGGACGTAAAACGTCTTCGTCCACGGAATCGCTAATCATAATATAAATTCCTTTTCAAGGAGTTAAAATAATGTCTATTACAACTACGGGGCAACTTGGTCCTATGATACTTCAGAGCTTAGCGCCTGCAATGTTATATGTTCCAACTCCAAGTATGAATTATATTTTGGTATGTGACAAGGTGTCAATGCCAGCAAACGGGGGAACTACTTGCCGCTTTATGCGACCAAGAGCTTTAGTACCTCCAACTGTACAACTTGGTAACTCTAAATAAACTGGAGTTATAAAACTGTCGCTGATTGACTCGGAAGCCTGACAAGGTGACGAGGGCCAAGGATAATGCTAGGCTGAACGACTAAGCGCGATGGGCTCGAAAGAGCATGCAATAGTCTAGACACGGTGTATGGAAAGAAAGACCGTGAGGAATCTCCGAAGAGGGAATCCCTCCAGAAATGGTCAGTAGGATTGGTGGTCCGAAAGTAATAGATAGGGTATTGATCCACCAGCTCAAGTGCCACAGAGAGACATCATTGATGCTCAAATGGCGTTTTTCGGTCTAAATAACTTACGCTTAGCTGCTTAAGTTAGCCAGTGCCGAATAAGTTGATAACGAATTGACTGGCTGTGTTATCAACGAACAGGTAAAAATTTTGAAGATATTGCCTGTTTAAAATCTGCTCTAATTGACTTGGAACCCCTCATTGAGGGCAACAAGGGGCAAGTGTTTAATTATTAAAAGTATGGTTTCTACAATGAAGTTTTTTGAGTTGATCCATAAGTTCCAATCTTCTAGCGATAACATCATCAGGAATGTGTTGAACTCCTTGTTTTCCGATTTGATATTCGGAATTAAAGTAAGTTTTTCTCATTTCCAAAAGAATGGTAGCTTGATCTTTTTTGATAATAAGAAAAGGAAGAATCAATTCACACAAATGAGTAAGTCTATCTCCGGTACATTTCCAGCTGTGAACAGGTCCTTTGCAATTTTTAGCTCTCTGTTTTGGAGTGTATTCGGATTTCCAGCCACCAAAATTTTCATAAAGCCAATTTATGAGAACAACATCGGTAGTTGTAACCGCCATTATTGTTTGAAAGAATCCCGTTCCTCGGATTTTATCCTTGGTTCCGTAATTTCCTATGAAAAGTGTTCCTTCACCATCAATAATTCCAGCAAGATAGGCCAATTTTGTAGATTCATATTCAATTCTTGTATATTTACTTCTAGTCATCTTAACTCCCTTGTTAGATGTGTATGTAATTCTACAAGATTAATGATTAAATGTACAGCCTGAACGACTAAGGCGAGTGGACACCGAAAGGTGAAGCGATAGTCTGATCTGCGACTATATATAAAATCGCAGAAATTGGCAGAAATGACCAATTCACGCAAAAATGCGGGGTAACAGAATGAATACTTCAAGACCAAGAGGGTACAAAATAACACGCCCTCTTAGCATGGCGCAAAATGGTGTTAGCATGGGTATCCGAAAGGTTAGCCGTGGCAATGCGCCAAGCCGAGGATTGACGATAATTAAGTCCTCGATAAACTGGATCTGATTGACTTGGAAGCCTAAGGCAAAAGCTATGGCGACAAGGCGGAACCCGTAAGGGACCGTGAGAGACTGAGCGATCCGGAGTCAGAAATGACTATACGACAGTCCGAGCACTCTGACGAAAGAGAGTGAGGTTACAGAAATGATAACCCGCCAATTATATGATTGGTCAATAGAGAGCAAACAAATGGTAAAGAAAGAGTATCAGTCCCCTACCGGTGGATTAAACGAAAAAGGCAGAAAATTTTTTAAAAGAACTGAAGGTGCAAACTTAAAAGCTCCAGTTACTCAAAAAGTAAAGCCTGATTCAGAAGCTGGTAAAAGAAAAAAATCTTTTTGTGCAAGGATGTCTGGTGTAGAGGGTCCTATGAAAGATGATAAAGGAAGACCTACTCGAAAAGCTTTAGCATTAAAAAAATGGAAATGTAGCTCTTAAAGTAACAGAATGTTAATTCTTCGTGATTATATCGTCTCTGCTGCATCAGAATTGAATGCAGGAGGCGGAAGCAATACGGACAATCCTACTAATTTAGGTGTGTCTGATTTTAGTTTAGTAGCAACAACTCTCGATACAAATAACGCTTTTAAATTTATGAGCGGTATCGAAGGGGATTTAAAATTTGGTACAGGTCCTGTAAGGTCATCATATTTTATGCTGTCCTCAACAGAGCTGCAATCAGATTTTGATGCTTTAGCTGGTAGTGGATTTATTTCTACCTGGAATTATCCAAATAACAGCTCAGCGCTTCCTAGTGAGTATGGTTCTGTGTACAACATAAGAATCTTAACAAGCTCTGAAGCTCCTGTTGCAAGAGGTGCAAGTTTGAATAGCAATGACGTGTATTACAATACTGTCCTTGGTAAGCAAGCTTTAACTCACATTAACCAAGATGGATACAGCATGCAGCTGATTTATCGTGATCCGTATTATTCTGGCATGTTAGCTCAGAATGCTACGCTTGCGGTAAAATTTGCTCAAGCACAAGCTATTACACAAGACACTGCTATTAGAAACCTTCTATGTACAAGAGCAACAAACTTGGGGGTATAATATGGCAGAGTATTCAAAAATGGCTAGAGGGTATTATGTGGCAAATGGGGCGACAAAGGTAATTAGTTTACCTTTTAAGCCTCAAAGAATTGAGTTTCAAAATAGAACTACTTATGTTACTGGTAACGCCGGTACTACAGCAAGTGGATTTTGGGATTCATATTTGCCTCAAGACTCTGTAATGCTTCAAATTATGCAGTCAACAACTCCTACTTCCTTAACTACAAATTACGTAACCTCGGGTGGTATCAACACATTTGATGCTTCTCAAGCTCTTGCGTTAGGGCCAGTTAATATAGGAAGTAGGGTTTTTACCATGACAAAAGGTACTACTACTCAAGTAGCAAGTGCGAGTGCACATGGTTTACAAAGTGGGGATGTGGTAATTTTTCAAGGATTGTATCAAACTTCATCAACGGGTATGCCGCAAATTTGTGGTATTCCTTTTACAATTACTAGAGTTGATAGTTTAAATTTTACAATTCCATGGAACACAAACCAA